TTTGTGGAATGCAATCTTCTTGGGACATGGGAGTCTCGGAACGAAGGCATTGACGAAGTGGGGCGCACAGACGCGCGCGATTTTGGTGGATTCGTTTTTGAAGTCTCACGGTGAAATGCCGACCGATGAGGCCCTGATCCAGTTCACAACAGAAACGGCAATGCCCCCTTGCAAGGAGGTCACGGATACATGGCGCACTTTCGCAGAGATGTGTGCTGGTCCATGTTCGGACGAAGAATGGTGCATGTCAGCGGGTCTCACTAACGTTGACATGCATGGGGCCGACCTCGCCTGCTATTTTCCGGCGGCTTGGTTGAAGAAATAGTGTTAAAATGTAGGGATACATGTTTCACCACTGTCGGTGCATTTTATTTGTTGTAAAATCCTGGGGTTACACGTTGCCTCGAGTGCCCAGGTGTTCGTTACCAATCTATGTAAGCGTGCGATGTGCCGCGTACATTAAGGATGGCGGGAGCGAACTGAATCACGAAGTTGGGGCTACGAGCCACATAAACCAACAGAGACCAGCCATTGACTTGCTGATTGTCTCGCGACCTTAATGTCTACCCTGTGCGGTCGTAGTGAGCCTTATGCCTCAGTAGCCGGGAGCAAAGTCCGGTGAAGAGCCTGGTTAGGTTAGTCAGCCTTACGGTGAGGGCGCACACCCACCATTATGCAGATCGTTCTGGTTCTTGGGAGGAGCTAGGTAAAGGTGTGTTCGTGTTGTTAGTTAGCCAGGGGAAGGCTACCGACGTCGACGTGTTATTTTTGACTCGACTTAGGGGCTGGATGTTTCGTTTGGGCTTAGCCAGCTCAGGTGAATAAAGGGTATGTCCCGACTACAACACACAAAATGGCTTCTGCGACCATTGAGCCGGTCGTGGAACAGCGGGGGTTACGGCCTGCTTTCTTTTGCTGCATTTTCTCGGGCACGCTCGCCCAAATACTATTGCCATTCTTTGTTTTGATTGGCGCACCATTGACAGTGGATAAACCCAAAGAATTTGTGGTCTGCCTCAAGGTTTTCGAGTGCATCGCAGACCGCTACAGTTGTG